CCATTTACAACAATGTCTACAAATTTTGGAATAATAGGTACAGGAGTCCAGTCAAGATTAAGATAACTTAAATCGCCATCTATAGCAAGTTCGTTTTTGTATTTTTGTATTGACTGCTCACCACGAGCATATAGTCTCAATCTATGGAAGTCTGCCCATTGATTGTAGAATCTACTTTGTCCACCATCTTTTCTGAACCATTCATATTGAATAGCTTGTCCTATTTGTAATCCAAACTCAAAGGAATCCTTTTCTTTGTCTGAAACAAATTGACTAGGAAAACCTGTGGGATTTAACGTGATTTTTACATCCTCCATTTATTGTATAATTTGGCTATAACTTCCCTTATTGTCGTATCTTGCAAAGTTAAGTTTTATTTTTGATTTCTTTTTAATGGGCTGATAAAGGTTCTTTTGCGTTGCCATAATAGCTAAGCCAGAACTTATTGACGCATCAAACTTAGTTCTGTTGTTAATGTTAAACCTTGCCCAGTCTTCTAAAGTTCTAATAAAATACATAGAACCTATTAAATCTGACTCTCTAAATGTACCTGACATATCAAAACCCACATGCTTTTCTATATACGACTCTATAGCTGCTGCGTGTGCTTGTTTTATGTCTTCTGAACTGTTTGGTATTCCTCCTAATTCTTTTTCTGTTTTTGATAATTTAGTATAAATTTTATCAGGCCTGTTCATACTAAAACCTCTGTATCCTCTATTTTTAAAATGATATAATAAACGAGGTTTATTATTTTCTATTAAAATTGGCATTCCATAAAACACGCAAGCCATAAGAACATCTTCAAAAAATATTTCTGCAGTTTGAGGTCTAGCAATGTATTCTAAAAAAAACTCACTAGTTGGGCCTTCATCCATATGAAACTTAGTCATTCCATGCAGCGCTCCATTAGAGCCTCCTCCTCCTACTGTGCCTGATATATCATAGCTATCACAACCAAACGCACCCATATGGTCATTGCTTGGATATTTAACTCCGTTTTTATAATAATATTTGTTTTGTAATTGTTTATTTGGAGTCCAAGAAACATAAAACCTACCTCTATCATTTGGTGAAAAAATAACCTCTGTATCTTGAACGCCATTTTTCCAACTAAAAGAACCTCTTGTAACAAACCTATCTTTTATCAAAGAATCGTTGTAATCTATCTGCTGATAAATTTTTTGCAAATTAAATAATGATTGCTTGCTTTCATCTCTAAATGCATGAGACTCTGTTCTAGGAAATTGCCTATAGTATTCATTTAATCCATCAGGATCCGACTTTAACCCTTCTACTTCATTATTCCAATGATTGATAACACCCTCATCTATTACGTCTCCAAATGGCCCTTCTAAATCTTCTTTCGGCTCATCAAACACAGGATACCCATAAACATCTATAAATCCTTCATAATTCCATTCCATAGGGATGAAAAGTGAATATAGTCCACTTTTAGTTTGACCATTCTTGTTTCGTTTTCCCACATCGGAATCTGTATATAATTTTTTAAAGTTACCTCCACCTTTTTCTAATGAATTAGATGTACTTCCCATCATACATTTTCCGATAATTCTAGAACCCAACCTTAAACAAGTTTTTGTAACCCTCCAATTATTTAGTATGTTGTCAGGTCTTTCCCATTTCCCACTTTCATCGTGAGCAAGTATTTTTAATTTTTCTCCATCGTACGAGTTGTCCCCTGTGTTTTTCCAGTCAATCGTGGTGTCAAGACCTTCGAGTTCCTCAACGGCTTGATTTGCATCAAGTTTCTTTCTGGTGAGTTTTGAGGCAGGGACTCTATAGGCAAGCTCCGTCTTCGGCCTGTCCATACCGTCCTGGATGGGTTTGAAGAAGAAGGGATAGTTGAGCGATATCGGTACGACCTTGTCGGTAAACATCTTCTTAGCATCTGACCCAGTTTTTGACAATATTCCGTAACGTGAGTCACGTGAGGTGGTAGCTGAATGCACGAGTTCTGATGAGGACATAAATGAAAAGCCTGATCGTCTGTTCTTAAGATAACACATCCCATATGACCTTGCATCTGCCTTACAAGCTTCCCAGAATATATAGAATAATCTATTTGATTCTCTAAAGTTTGGCTGCCCAACATCAATCTTGGTCCAGCACAAGTACATGTAATGAGAGCCAGTAATATAAGTAGGAACGTTTTTGTTATTAAACCAAAAACCTTTTTCACGCCTTTCAAATTCTTTGTCAATATAGTCATACCATTTTTCTTTAAAAGTATCAGGGTATTTATCCCAATCAAATACATTCTTTATTTTACTTAATTCTTTAGGATATTCTAATTTATCCCAATAATTATTTTTAAAACTATGAACATCTTTTACTTTTGGTAAGGCTATTCGTAATTTTTGTATTTCATATACATCACCAATTGTGCCGTCTTTTGAAATAATAACAATGTCATATTCTTTATTATATCCATACTTCCATGATTTCTTTTTATTGTAAGAATTCAACACCTTTTCAGGCACAACATTTTCAAGTATTTTATATAAAGTTTGTGTATACATTATTTTGACCTACCTTCTGCAAAGCCTTTAAACAGCGCTGCTTTTGTTTCTAAGTTATCTGTATTAATCATGCTATTTTCTTCTTCAATCTTAGATAAAATTTCAAAAGCGTCAAATATAGCTAGCTTCTTAGAAGCTGCTGCATTCTTTAATCTATCTGCTGCAATATCAGGAGCTAGTCCATCTAAGTCTTTTTTTAATATACCTTCATTAGCAACTTTTATAAGCTCTTTTACAGCTTTCTTTCCTGCCTTAATTATTTCTAATTTTAATTCTATATTATTCATAAAACCATTGTTATGTTATCAGTAAACATTCTGTACAATTTTTCACCATCTAAATTATACTCATATTCGCTATCAGGTTGAAAATAAACTTTATCACCTTTATTAACGCCTTTACTAATTAAGTTTTCATTAGTATACTTAACTAAGCCCATTAATGGTTCTTCGTCTTGATGTGTTTTAAGATAATTGGTTTTTTTAGGTAAAGGTTTTACCATGCAGTATTTTGAGTGGCATGACCAAATGTCTTTACTTTTAAACATAAAAAATTGATCGTAATCAATAAAAAATAAATTATCTTTAAAAAAACTTTTTCCACTTCTCTCTTTTCCTTTCATATCATTATAATATTTAAAAACATTATGATGAACTAAAAGCGTATCCCCTATTTTAATTGGGCCTGAATAGTTTATTGGTGTTTCAACAACTATTGCGTATCTATTTGATGCGGTATGATCTTCTTTTGATGTACTTGTTATAAAATTAACATTTCCAATCTTTTTAGTATTATCATACCTTTTGTCATTGCTTGGTTTTACAATGAAATAAAAAGGTGATTTCATTCAAAATTTATATTATATTCGATTGATATTGGCATATTTGAATTAAACTCTTTCCAGAGAAATATTTCTCCTTGTTTGTTTTCAATCCATATTTTTATTGAATCATTTTCAGATACATATTTTATTAAATGTATAATATAATTTGCATTTAAGATTTCTTGATTTACAATATAGTGCATTGCACTCGATTTATAGTCTGCTCCGACTGATATTTTTCTTATATCCATTTTATTTTATTTAAGGTGGTGAACAGTATCCTAAATCTTGCACAATAAAATTGCCTGTCTTAGGATTATAAATAACCTCTATCCATTGGTCAAAACAATAAGTAGTATAATAGAATCCTGTACTTACTTTGCAACCTTCACCTCCATTATTATTACAAATTAAATCTCCAATTTTAATACAGCTACTACTACTTCCAAAGTAATATAATGTTTGAGTAGGTTTTGTTCCACAAGATTTAGAATTATAGCTTCTTTCAGGCCCATAAGCATCAAAAGCTCTCCATACTATTTGATTTCCGTAATTTCTAAAATTTAGTAAATTATCTTTACTGCCTGCATACGCAGGATCAAATTGAGCTGAATCCGCAAATTTAAAAAGGTCTGAAAGATTGTTGTAGTCTCCCACAGCAGCCTGTACATCAGACATAGTAAATGTGGTTGTATTAGGTACAGCCATTACTTTTCAAGTTTTGCTAAACGAGATTCTAGCTCTGAAATTTTAGCTATTAATAAATCTACGTATTTAACTGATTTAAAACCGTCTTCATCTTGACTAACAAACTCAGGATGAGATTTTTCTAAATCTTGAGCTATAACACCTGTTCTATAATCTCCTTTTTCTTCTTTCATTTCAAAAGACTTCCAATCAACATCTATTTTTGTTGGTTCTAAATCTTTTATTTTTGTTTTTAAACGCTCATCAGAAGACAATATAAAGTTAGTAGCTCTAACTGTAGAGGTAAATCTACCTGTACCTGTTACATCAAAAGTGTAAGAAGCAGAGCCTGAACCAATTTTTACCCTATTATTACTTTGAAGGTTTAAAGTTGTATTTCCTGAATTATAAAAAGTAATGTCAGATGAATCGCCAGCAATGTATGCTTCACCACCAAGTCCATTAATATCTCCTATTTCAAATTCACCAACAGAAGGATCTATATAAAATCCACGATCTCCACTATCATGCACTTCAAAATCTCCATCTACGTTTAGCTTAGTATTAGGTGTCAAAGTACCCACGCCTACATTTCCATTATAACGAATGGTCATTCGGTCTGTAGGAGAATTACCTGAACTAGTCGATCCAGTTCCAAATCTTAAATTACCTCCACCACCTGACCCTGTACCTGCGGAATTTTGATTTACAGACCTTATATATGAATTTGCATAACCAAAAGTAGCGTCATCTTTGTGAGCAAACTGAACTCTTCCAATCTCTTGACCTGCTGATACAGTTCCATCCATGCACATTAACTGCAACACACCTGGTGCGCTATTTGTCACAGGTTGAACTGGTGTAGCAACAATAAGATTAGGGGTTAATCCAAAATTAGGCGCT